TGATTACCGCACTTTCTAAACGATTTACGCTTCCAGCGTCATAAGTAGTTTCTATGACCGAGGTCTTATCTGCAGAGATTGCAAATGCTCTGGAGTATGAGGAGGGGGCAGAGGCATCAAAGATAAGAACGTTGTTCTCGTACACCTGCAAAACTTTTCTTGACTCTACCCATATAGGCAAGTAGTCTGAACCCATTCCTATCATCTCTAGAACATGCTTTTTGTAATAGAATCCTTCTTTTATGATCGAGTCAATTATTGCTCTTGCGATCTCTTCGTTACCTGCATACTCTGCGATTGCTGATGCGGTGTCGGCTTTAGTCTTTGGGTTTACGTATGGTCTTGTAACTTCTACTTGGTGCTCTTCTTCATCTATCTGTAACAAAAACTCTGAGTCATAGTCTGAAGGTAGCGGAATAGCAACTTTTGAATTTGCTGATGCTACTACTGTGACTGTTGATAAAGAGGAGTCCACCATATTAATAATAGACACCTCGTAGGAATCTCCTGCGACAGAGACATCTATCGATGCACTAATGGTGTTATATGGTGGAACCCTCAATATCTCCATGAGGTTAGCCTAGTTCCCTAGAAACCTCTTCTGGAGTAGCAAGTCTAACGTGAGACAGCTTACCGATCCATAGATCTGCAGTCTCAGGGTCTAAGATGTTGTAACCCTTGTTGATCTTTCCGACACCTTCCCAGCGGACATTACGACCAGAGTAGATAGCTACTGTCTTGTCTGTAATGTTCTTTACCTGGTTGGTAACCTTGGCTTTTGGCTTTGACGGAACATCGGTTCCAATTACTCCGTCAGCTACTGAAGTCATAGCTTTCTTTTTTGAGCCCTTATCTGACTTATAAGTAGGAGTACTGATTACTGACTCTTCCTCTACAGCTTCTGAAACAGAAGCCTCAAGTCCTAGCTCTTCTGCGAACAGTTCAGCTTCTGACTCTTTTTGAGCCTCTTCGGCCTCTTCTGCCACTGGACGTTCCCATTCTGTACCGTCCTGAACTAGACCGTCTCCGTCGCCATCACGGGCGTGTTCTTTGAAATCTGACATTTGATTCTCCTTTGCTTTCTATATGATAATTATATCACTGAATTAAGTAAAAAAAAGAGGGCCAGGGCGAGATGCCCCAGCCCCCCTTAAGGTTATTTAGTTATAGATTATGCATCTGCTGCAGCGTCAGCCCAAGCAATTGCGTCCTCTTCTTCCCACTGAATACCGAAACGTACGAATACGGTGTACTCAATGGTGTCCTTCTTAGCCTTGTACTCACGGTTTACAGTGATGTCTCTCTGGAAACCCCAAACACGGTTCTGTGGGAAGGTTAGATCAACGAAGCCAGCTGGGTAGTAAGGTACCTCTTGTACCTGCACACCAAGAACACGGGTAGAGCGAGCTCCACCGAATGTCTGGTCTGCGCCGTCTAGGTAACGGTCACGTCCCGATGGAGTACCAGCAGCGCCTGGATGAGATCCGAAGGCCTCAGCAATAGCGTCTGCAAGTGTTCCGTTGTTCTTAACGATACCCTGGAATGCGTCTGTACCTGCATAGAACTTTAGGTTGTTCTTGATAGCACGGTACTTACGTGGCATAGCCAGGATAAGGTTCTGCATGACCTCTGGGGTCCATGAGTTGTTCTCTACAGTAACTATTGACTCGTGTGCTCCACCAGTCTTAGACCTGTTTACGAACCCGTCCATGATTGACAAGAAGTCACCAGTAGTACCGTCACCGTTGATGGCTAGGTCCTCGATGTCATTTGCAAAAGCACCTGTCATTAGACGTACTAGGTGATCCTCTAGGGCTGCGCCCTCGACTCCATCCTCTAGTGATTCAGCAGAGACTTCCCAGTCCAAACGAATCTTCTTTGTGGTTAGCTCTACCTTTGTAAAGGTAGCGCCTGTGTTGTTGTAGTCGCCAGTTGCCTGTGCTGCTGCACGGATAACACGCTCTCCAACATTAACCTTTTCTAGCTCCATGGTGTTCGCTCGCATTGTAACACGACGACCATCCTTGGCGAGAACTGTTGCATCCCATACGTAGTCAATAAAACGACGTGCCTGTTCAGGGCGTAGGATACCACTACCAGCATCACCAGAAGGGTTGACGGCATTACCACCGCTTGTTACTCCCATGTTTGCAGTTGGAATATTTCCTAGAGTTGAAGCTCCAGGAGTAGTTACTCCTCCAATACCTCCAGAAGCAAAAGCACCTTCTCCGTTATATAGTCCTGAGTCGTCGCCAGCTGTGTCTGGGTTGTTCTTGATAATTTCTTCCGACATATTGTCACCTCCTAAGTGATTGTTTAGTTTATTCATTTAAATAAATCGGCAGTTTTGAGGAAACGACCGCCCCATAGGGATTGCTCAGATTTTTCCATCTGAGTTTCCTGTACAATCTCGCCGAGATCGCCAGATTTGCGGAAAGCGGTGTCAGACTCAACTGCGTCTACCCTCTTCCCAAGCTCATTAAAACCAACTTCTGCATCCTCAAGTTTTGCAGTTGCTAGGCCTAGTGATTTCTTCAGATCAGCAATCTCCTCATTTAGAGATTTTACGACTGCTGTCAGATCGCTAAAGGCTGATGTAACTGTGGAGGTTAGCTCTGCTATCCCACTTGATACATCATCTGATTTTGATACCTCTTCAGTTACTTCAACAGTGGCTTCTGGAGAATCTGACTTTGCAGTCTTCATTTCTTCTTCTTCCTCATCCATAGTTTCAGACTTCTTGTTTTCTTCCTCATCATCTGAGTAAGACTTTTCTTCGTCTTCTTCCATGTTCTCTGTCTTTGCAACCTCTGGTGTGTCTGCTTTTGCTACATCTTCTGTAGCTACTGCTTCTACTAGGGCATCTGCCTCTGGAGCGACCTCATCTGACTTTGTTACGGCAGCTTCTGCTACCTCATTCATTTTGTCAGTCATAGGACTTACCTCCTTTGTCATCTTAGAAAGATTAATGCCTTTAGCACTATCAACTAAGAACTTCATCATTTCTGTTTTTTCGTTATCATTCTTTTCAACGAAACCTATGTTCTTCATTTCAGAACCATCAATAGGGGTTTGAGCTGTCTCTTCTGTTGAGAGAACAACGAGTCCAGACTCTTCATCGTAGAAGACATTTTCTATCTCGATGTCTACAAACTCGCCTTTAAGAACGTCAGCTCCGTCTACTTTTTCAACGGACAGAATGTTTGCAAACTGGTTTGCTGGGGTATCTACCAAGGAGAGCTCTACTAAGTCGTACTCTTTAATAATACGAATAGGCTTGTCCATCTTTGCATCATAAGCGTCGTCCCACTTGTTCATTCTCCCACCAATGGAAAAACCAGAAAGGGTTCCGTCTAGAACCTTTTCCCAAGTGTCTTGTGCACCCTTAGATACGTAAGCAGAAACGTAAACTCCAGAAAAGAACTTGTTGCTTTCTGGGTCAAAGTATTTGTCTTCTTTAAAAGCTACCATCTTGCCAACTGCCAGTGGCTGGTGCATCTCTCTAATATTCCCACGAAATCTTTTAAATGCGTCGAGGCTGGCATTGGCAGTGACTATGTCATCTTGCTTGTCTACGTTGTCTAAAGTGGCAAAACCAGACACAATTCTACGCTCTTTATCAACCTTGGAAAAGGGCATTGAAAGTCGCAGCTTATCGCCGTCAGAATCCCACTGTGCTTTTGAAATAGTCATACTACTATATTATAGACCCTTTTTGCTAAATTGTTACGCTTTTGTAATATTAGCAAAAACTAGTTACTGGCCCTACCCTCTCCTTGTGCATTCCTACCATCTATTGTACCAGATGAATCTGCCTGGTTATTAGATCTTTCACTATCTCTTTCACGGTTTTGTGCAAGGTTGGCTCTTGCGTCGGTTGCTTGGCGAGGAGATAAGTCAAACATTTCATCTCCATCTGGTCGTTGTGGCAATCCTAAGGCCTCTCTTGCTTCGTTAGGAGTCATGACCTGAGTCTTTACATATGTCTCTAGAATCTGTGACTGAGCAATTTCATCCGTCAGAGTTAGTTCGTTAAAAGCTAATTCTAAGATGTCTGTCTTTTCACGAACAATCCTGTTGAGCATTTTTTCTAGATTTGTCTGTGCTGGTCTGGCTACCTGCTCTTTAAACGTACGGTCTTGAGCGAGAGCTGCTGCAATGCTTGCTCCGTCTCCTCCTCCAATCTTAGAAAGAGGTACCTGGTGGGCTACAAGGATATCGTCACGATTTCGCATTCGGTACTCATTGAATGAGGCTTCCTGGACACCGTTCTCTATGGGTTCCATCTTAAACTCTACCTTGCTATTCTCTGTATCTCCTGGTAGAGGAATGTACAGTGTTCTGTGGGACTGACCTTTTAGGCTAGTCTGTAAGAATCTGAATAGCTTATCTTCGGCATCTCCCGATAGCTTTGCACCCTTAAGAGTAACAATGTATCTTGGAGTTGCTTTGTTAGCAAAGTAATCAATGTTGTACTGACTTGCAAGTTGATCTCCGTGTAAGGAAGATATGGCAGACATTATGTCTGGAATACCGTAAAACGTATTAAGAGGCGAGTACTCTTTGTAATGAAGAATTTCATTGGGCCTTGGGTCAGTGGTTATAGGGTTCTTGTTCTTTGCCCCAAAGTTTCTGAAGTACACAATCTTTTGACCAATAATCTGTACGTAACCATCACGGAGTCTACGTACTCTCATGGTCGTAGCTGGGATGTGTCCCACATAACCAATGTCTCCGTTTGTTTTACGACCTACTTCTAGGTAGCCATTTCCAGTTGCTTGCACATCTGTATAGAACTTCATGAGTGTGTGAGTCATTGAGTCTTGATCGTTTAGGTTCTCTAGCCAATCTCTAAGCTCAACCTTTACTCTCTGAATTCTCTTCCTAGCTCTTGCTGTGGCCTCTTTGTCGTTGTTCATCTCAAGCTTCAGCATTGTTCTCTGGTTTGTCTCAAAATCATAACCCAGGCCCACAATGTTTTCGACCTTTGCGTCAATAGCTGCGTGGTTCGCAAACGAGGTATCATAGTAGTTCGCTAGCTCGTAAAGATTCCATGGTGGTGTGATTACGTCAAAGAGTCCGTAGCCATTATTGTATACACTTCCAGGATTAATCTCTTTTGAGGCTGCGCCTTCACCTGTAGGAATTGCTCTTGCTGTTGCGAGATAGTTGTCTGTAGGTGGTGCAATCTTGGAGATTCTGCTAGTTCTACGCTTAAAATTTGGCTCTATGTTGATCAAGCCCTTAAGCATGTCCCAGCTTTTGTTAAACGGGTCTTGCTTTTTAAATAAGTCTTCGGACTTTTGTTCTTGATCTAAGTTTGCCTGAATAAATGGAACTTCGTAGTCAGTCATTATTCCTCATCTCCATAAAGAGATATGGTGTCTTTGGCTGCTTGGACAGCTCCTAAGTCATTAAGGTTTGGAAGGAGTCCTTGCTTCATTCGATCTACCTGCTCAGAATACTCTTCTTCTGAAACTCGGCCAGCACCTGCTATAAACTCGTAAGATCCATCACCATGGCCGAGGGCTGTCGCTTCGTTTGTTAGCTTCTGAAGCTGAAGAACGTCACCTTTGTGTGAAGGAATGTTTAAAACACTTCCGTGGCCGTCTGTATAAGGCTTCCCGTTTGCTTTCTTCCAAAAATAAATACCCCAGGGGTAGTCCTTGTTTAAGACTGTAATCTTTGATTTACCAATTTGCCCGTTATTATTCTCTTCCATGTACAATAGTATACCACATTATACGGGAGTGGCAACAGATGTGGCCCACTTGATGTCAGCATAAGCTGAATACTCGTAATTTCCTATAGATATTGATTGATTGTCGTCAACGATTATCTTATTTGTCCCTATGTAAGTCCTATATATATCGTCAGGCGTTATTCCATAGATGTTTGTGGAGGACTTTACCAGAACCCCATTCCAAATATATGTATTGCTCCAGAACTTCCAGCCAAGTCCTGATATGTCTGCTGGGCTAGTGGCGACCTCAGACCATTGCCTAAAATCTTGTTCCTGAATTTCCTGTAGGTTTGTAGACTGATACTGCGAAACATTATTAACCATTAGAGGACCAGTAATTCTGATACCCCCAGAGTATGAGTCAAAATTGAGAACTGTCGAGAATGTTACTCCTAGCATGTTCCATTGGTCTAGATTGATCACAGGTTGACGGACAAGCTTTCCATTAAGATAAAAGGCGACACCGTCGTTCACTGCGCCTGTTGCTGCATTAACGGCATACAGCTTTGCCCTCTTTCCTGAAGTCCCAACCTTGGCTAAGTAAAACTTAATGTATGAGTTCTTTGCTTCAACCTCAAACACTCTGACCTTGTCGGGAAAAGACTCTTCGTCAAACCTCATTGCCATTTGCATAGATACTACCCTATACTTTTCTGATAGGTTTAAGTTAACTGGTATTGAAAGCCCTCTGTCTGTGACCCTCTCTTGCTCCCCCACCTTTTTGATTCCGCTGTCTGACGTCAAGTAAAGATAAGGAGAGCTCCTCTTGTATATCTTGTATGGGTTCCTAGTCTTGTAGTCGTAGTAAAGGTTGTATTTTCTGTAGGGAAACACAGGGAGACCAAACCGAGTCCCAATAGGGTTTGAGGTGTCTCCATTGAAAGCCTGAGAGGCATACTCTAGGCTCTTTATCTTTATCTTATCTAAACTGATGCCCTGGGAAACTATCTCTAAGCTTGTCACCAAAGCTATGTCTAAAAAGTCTATGTTCTTTGGAAGGTAGATGATCGAACCATTGACAACCTCGTACCTTGTTGTCATCCAGTTATCTCCAGGCTCTACAATACCGCTCTGTGGTGCGCTCATGGTCTCTGTAAAGTATCCTGGTTGCGCTGTCGCTCCTGTAGCTAAGTACTGAAAAGTTATATAACTCTTTACGGAGCTATTAGACGTATCAAAACTTCCAGCTAAGAACTTTCTAATTGCTGGGTATCCCACGTTAAACTGCAAAAAATCCAAGTCATAATAAGATCCTGAGTCACTGTTGGTGACATACTGTGCAAAATGCTTTAGGGGAATGTAATCTTCCCAATAAGAATCTGCTAGGATGTCTATAGAGTAATTATCAAAAATGCTTTTAGCTCTTAGGCTATAACTCGCTATGTGGCTGGCTGCTCCATCTAGGCTAAAAGAATCTGCAAAGCCTCCGTCAAAGGTTCTGAACCATGTCGATGCGTCAGTGCCAAAGTGGTTATCTCCTGCATCAGCAACAAAGTCTGTGCTAATGATCTCTGGATCTTGGAAAAAGGCTGAGACCTTCTGAAAGTTTTTGTTGGTACAGAAATTTATAGAGTAAATCTTTCCTGAGAATGGGCTCTCAAAGTCTTTGTCTGATCCAACATAAACACTGAGGCGTGACTTGTTCCCAAAGAATGCAGTAAAGGTTCTTCCGAAATACTTTGCCAAACCGTCTATGTCTATCCCTGCAAAGGCTTTTGTGTTTGCTATCAGGTCTGACTCCGTATACAGAGAAGTCTCTACTCCTTCGTAGTTTAGGGTGTAAGACACATCCGATCCAGTAACAGATACCTCGAAGTTGTTGGTTGTCAAATTGTCTTCAACTCTAAGCAATACCTGCTTGTTCTCTGAGTATCCTGAGGTTTCAAAAACCATATAAATAGCCCTGGTATCTTGAGTAAGCATTCTAAGTTTTTCAAAGTATAGGTAGCCAGGTGAGCTAAAGCTGAAGAACAAGTCTTCGTCTACCACCTGATTACTAGAGTTTTCAGAAACCCAATCCGTATAAGTTGTCTCATCCTGCATAACTAACTGTGGGAGTCCATAGCTTGGTGTTGAGAGCACGTCATTGTCAAAAACAAGGTTGTCTGAAATTCCCTGATACCATCTTCCGACATTTGGGTATGAATAATTGTTTGTGTAATCTGCAAAGTTATAATCGAAGTACGCTGTTGTCCCACTGTATGCCGTGTTTACGTTTTCTGGAAACTCTACAGCTTGGCCGTAGGCCATTCGCCTTTTAGCTACTAAGGAAGGGACTGAGTATGAGTAGATAGCCACGCAGTCTACATCAATCTGAGGAACAGCGTCTGAAGTATAGAATGCTAGAAAGTCTTGGTTCTTTCCATTAAGTTTAGGAGCTGGTAGAGGGATAGTGGCTGAGTCAAACGTTAGAGTGGCTACCGACTCTCCGTTAATAAGCAAGGAGGCTGAGTCTTTTAGCGTTTTTATGTTTACGAGCATAGGCCTGAAAGAATCGCCTACATAGTGTGATGCTACAGAGCCTCCTAGCTTTAACCTTAAGAATGCTCCATCGATGTAGATACCGTCATTTGAGGCTACTGGTCCAAAAATCCTAGTGGAAGATGTTGCAAAAGAGTTTGGCCTAAACCACATTTCAAAAGTGTACTCCTTGTTTCTTCCTGAATCATTCATAAACCCATACCCTGGTATCAATAGGTTGGGGGTTCCCTGAGAATTTGTCATGACTGTAGCATTCTGAGCCCCATAAACAAGAGGCATTCCTGAGTTTTGAGCGACTAGGTTGTCTCCGCCTTTTACGACATAGTAAGCTTTTCTCCCTACTATCCCATACTGATCGGACGGAACTAGGATGTCGCTGGGTTCTACACCAAAGATATTTTCTTCTTGACCAGATGGGGAAATTCCTAATGACCCGTAGTTGAACTCTTCTGCGTTTTGCCCTACGGTAAGACCATTGACATAGACTAGGTGAGTTATTGGACCTGTAATTGATTCTGGGTGGGCCGAGACTACAGAGATTGAGGGGTAGAACGACTCTGAGTTTATTTCTGAAACGGAAAAGGTTTCTGATATGAAAGACCAGTTAGTGTTTGACGATACTGGAAAGGACGTTGCCTTGGTAACGGGCAGGCCTGTCTCTGAGTCTACATAAGTGTACCCTACTGAAATAGAGAGCACTGTTTCACTGACCGCTAGAAGATGAATGCCTATGCAGAAGGTGTCCTTCGTAGAAGAAAACGAATCAACCATAACTGGATATACCAGGGGGGACGCTGCGCCAAAAGACGTGAACCCAGAGGTGCTTGTCGTTAACGACATTAGACCCAAGGGTGAAAGTGGGTAAGGAGCTGGATAATCTAGGGCTGAACTATCTGGTGACAAGACTTCAGAATTTACTGGCTGCCATTGGGAGAAGTCTCTTTGGGGGTCAGAGACTAATGATAGATAGTCTACCTGCTCTTCTAGGGCCCAGAGAGCTAGGGGGTGTTCTGCAAATATCTTTTCTGCATAAAGATTCGAGGGTTGAGACATAACTCTATTTTAGCATACTAAAACTATTTTTCATTGCCTTCTGGCTCTGCTGCTCCCCATTTGCCGATTGGGCAGGTAGCATGTGGCAGCTTTGTTTTTGCGTCCATTAGGCATCCACATTTTCTGCACTGTCTGCTGAGCTTAAACAAGAACTCACAGCCGAGGCATGCGTCCATTCTTGACTTTGAAACTTCTTTTGACACTCTACCAATAGAAGGGTTCAGGAGATCCCAGGGGCGAGCGGTCTTCCCCAGCTTTGGGATATTCGGAAGATCTTCGCTCATTATTTTTCAGACTCTTTAGGTTTTGCAAAGTTTTCCTTTTCGTAAAGATATCCTAGTTTTACGTCAGTCTCTGATGGACTAAAGACTACGAACTTTGGACTTGCCAAAAGGTAGTCGGCTATTCTTTCGTCTGCTCTTATAACGTCCACAACTTTGGAGTCTAACACCATGGCTAGGTGATAAACAGATATGTCTTTTGGTGCAGGATTATAGTTTGGGTCCTTTAAGTTTTTCTTTTCTTGAATCTCATTCTTTAGCTTTTCCAGTTCTACGGGGGCATTTTTCCCTAGAAGCAACTTGTCTATCAGGAATAGCTTTAGGACCTGGACTGTTGTCAGCTGGACATAGTCTGCATCCCACTTAGGATTGATCTTTGCCTTTTCTGGCTTACGGACGTCGTCTTTAATACTGTTAATAAAATCTTTAATACTCATTAGTCAAACTTCTTTCTATGCCATGCTATTTTACTGTAGGGAGTGTCTGGGTTTCTGACAATTGTAGATTTTATCTCCACAGTATCTTTCATCCCCTTGTCAAACACCATCTTCCAAGAAGATCTCTTGACTGGCAAGATCTGTGCGATGGGGGTTCCAGCTTTGATAGTCCCCGAAAACCCCTCCTCAATAAAAAAAGGAATGTTTCCTCCACTGGAGTATGCGTCTGAGTCCATTATGGCCGACACTGTTCTAAAAGGCAAGTCGTCCCTGTTCAGGGGATGAGTTACGAGGGTCGACCAGCCTCTTGGAGTCTTCCAAGCCCATTTCCCTGAGAATACCAAATGGTTGGGAGCAAAGCCTTTAGGTCTTGGCATTGTAGCTCCTAGCCCACCTGGTCTTTCGTTGATAAAATTGCCAAAGGGAGTCTTTCTGTCCCAGGATAAGCTCAGGTCTCCGTCTTCATCCGTAGAGACTTCGACGTCAGTTGGAAAAGTTATAACGTAGCCAGAAATCATAGCATCCATGTACGGCATGCACTTTTTTAGCCCTGCGGACTTGGTTCCGTCTTTGTCTGTAAAAAAACTTTCTGCCTTTTTAAACCAGTCTGGAAGGACTCTCTTAGCTGGTAAAGGTAGGCCAAAGTTGCGAGTACGCTCATTTACGTAAAACTTAATTATTTTCATCATAGAGTCCGATCTCTATCTAGTATACACTATTCTGCGTTAGAGAATGTACCCGTGGAAGCATCATAGAGTTGACCTACGGTTGTGGCACCATTGGCAACTTGAACAAAAGTCGGGTTTGACATGTACAACGCAGCGGACTGGCCTTCACAATTAAGAACCTGATAAACAACACCCTCGTGTACGACTGCTAGGTAGAATTCGTGAAGGGGACGCTTCAGCTCGAGTACGGGGTCTAGGTCTGGTAATGGCAATGTCATACTTTAATTATACACCCCTTTCTATATTAATTTCGGAAACAGTTTTAGACTCATTGTAGCTGGAGGGGGACACCACGATTCCAAATTTAGTGGACTCTACAGCCGTAGATGCGTTATGAGAATCTGTGCGAATTGGAGAATACAGCGAGGCATCAGAAAAGGACTCTACAGTTATCATTTTATTCGAAGTCTTAACCCTTAATGAGCGTAAGACAGTCGTGATTTTCCAGCTCACTATCTCAGACACGGAACTTGCTATAGACTGCAAGACTCTAATGTACTGTGGGTAGCAGGTCTCGCAAGAAGTTCCGCTACAGGTGCCACAATTACAGGAAAAGTAGTAGGTAACCGAGCAACATCCGTAGCTAGTACCACAGTGGGGTTGGAAGCACGCAGTGGATCCAGGAGAGTAGGCTGTGCAATCTTGCCAGGATATCTGGGTATACCCCGAGCAGTTACCATTTGCGTATCGAGAGGAGCAGTAGTTTCCGTACTGTGTACTCCAGCTTGAGCAATAGGGTGGGTTCTGATAACAGATCGGTGTGGGGCAATAGTATCCAGTGACACAATCGTAGCCATTACAATAGCTGCCAGAACATGTGGAGCAACCGCAGGAATAAGTGTACCCCGTACAGTTGCAACTTTCCGTGATTTGCTCTGATGAGACTGACCACCAGTTACCTGCATCGGTAACCCATAGAGCTGCGCCAATGCCTTGTCCCATATCTTTTATTTCTATCTTGACGTCAGGGACTAGGGCGTCAACAACAACTAGGGGGTACGTAGAAGAAGAGGCAGAAGTTGTTAGTTTTGAAGAAGATATTCCCCACACTCCACGAAGGAAGGACCACTTTCTTTTGTTACTCTGTCCCAGGATGGCAGAGCTTAAGGAAGACCCAGAAAACTCAGAGGCAAAAATAGTTCTTATAGCTTTTGGGAGTGATTGCTGGTTGGCTCGCAAGATTGCTTTTATGCCCATATTACTCTAGGTCCCCCATCAAGTACCAGACATTCGTATCTCTCTTTATTAGAGTTGCTGAAGAGTACTGGGTCCTTGTTTTGTTGCTAGGGGTGAAGTTCAGAGATACCCCAGAAGCTCCCACAATAGTAATTTGACCAGAACCTTTCTGCATAACAGTTATCGTTGATCCAATTGGAAAGGCTACTGAAGAGTTGTTGGGTACCGTGAAGGTAACCTCCGATGTACATTCTACCATCTTGTCTTTGTCTGTGATCTCAAAAGTGTAGGGTCCGTACCTGGGGTTAAAATCTACAAGACTTGGAGCTATGTCTATAGACGTAGCTTCCCACTTATCCGATGAAGAAGAGTACTGTAACAGGGATTTATCAATCATGCCTGTTAGGTCTACGTCGGAAAGTTGGGCTACAGATGATGCTGCAGAACCTGGTAGCCAAGTTCCAGAGGCTAGATCATAAGCTAAGACATCCGTGTCTGACAATCCAGTTAAATCTACGTCAGTTAATTCTGATAGTGCTGCTGCTGCAGGAAGCACTGGGGTGTAAGTAAGAAGTCCGTCGTCGTAAGCTAAGCCACCAGTGGTGCTTCCAGTACCCTCAACGGCTACGGATATGTCTGGGCTTGTGGGCTGTCCTCCCAAGGCCCCAGCTACTTCTTGAACATGAAATTGAACATCAGCGTTTTGACCAATGTACGAGGTACCTGATGACGCCTGGCCTTTAATTCTATAGGTAACTATTGTTCCTACGTCTAGATTATGCTGATCGTAGTACGTCCAGCCAAAGTCCCTAGTCCCTAGGATTGGCCAAGTGAAGAGATCTGTCTCTACAGAGTCAACCACCCGAACAAGCTTTACCGAGGACGAGCCGAAGTGGTCGCTGGTCAGGCTTATTAGGTTTACGTAACTAGAAGTCGTAGTTATGGACACTTCTAGTTTCTTTGCTCCATCCCAATAAGTATATACAGATCCTGTGGATGCAGCAAAAGTGGTTGTACTATTCAATACCCCAAAAGATCCTGCTGTAACTCCAGTTATGGCTGGAGCAAAACTGAAAGCCCCTGTGTTGGAGTTATAGGATAGCTCTCCTGCTCCTGTGGGGACTCCAGTAGTTACAGTTATGGCATCGATGCCTACAAGTTCTTTTGGCTTCCAGGTTTGATCGGAGTTGTCGAAAAACAGAACATCGTTTAAATTAGCTCCTGAGGGGTCTACATTTGTTAGGTCGGAGAGGGTATGCGTGTGGTCGGTAGCAGCTTTTGTATCTAAAGCTGCAAGAATTGTGCCGATGTCTCCGTCGTTCTCAGCAATGGCTTCTGCTATTTCTTTAAGAGTGTTTAGAGTTTCTGGTGCTGAATCAATTAGAGAGGCTATCTCGGTATCCGTGTAAGTGTTTGATGCCGTCTCTGAGTCGCTGATGGCTTGTGAGAGGGTACTCTCAGTTGATAAGATAGCTGCATCAAGCTCTGTGTCAGAGTATACGTTTGCGCTTGCTAAGACGGCTAGTCTGATTGCTTCTATGTCTTCTGCATTCTGGAAATATGGTAACAAGGACCAAGCCGTTACTCCATCACCCATCCTGAATGTTTGGTCATCGGTAGATAGGGCAATCTCTCCAGCAGCAAGAACGGGGTCTGAGGAAGACCACTGAGTGTCTGTACCTCTTCTTTGTTGAAGCCTAATTAGCAATATGATCTCCTATCTGGCATAAAAATACCAGGATAGTTAAGTATAACATTGTTTTGTTAGCTAAAGGACATGCCACTGTCTTTTTTGTGAGAGTCTCCAAAGTCACACCTGGTACAGGACTTGGCCTCTGCTTTAGTAAATGGGCATGTAGCTATGACTATATCGTGCTTTCCCATAAAGCATAAAATCTTTTTTAGATTAGAGGTATCCAATGTTGCTCCTGGCCTGGTCCTCCTGGTATCAAGTGCTCCATAGGAAGAACATCATATGCGATTGTTATCCTTGGGCCTTCCCAAGCCCAATCTGCCATAGCGTGTGGGTGGGCCATCTCTGATAAGATTGCACGATTGTTGACATTATGATTAATTCTTTTTTCCTGGTTCGTTACGATATAGTGTGTCTCAGAAGGCTCTGCTGCTACGGAATAGTATCCGTGAAATAGAGGGGCCCCTCCAGGGCCATGGTCGTGCCAATCTAGCTTCCCAGTCTTTGTGTGGTTAATATTGAACCAGCCTTGGACTACAAATTTCTGTGACTCAAAATCTATTCCATAGTAATTACAGGCTTCGTGAACCATCTCAGACAAAGCCTTGTAAAGGTTATGAACACCAGGAATGTTAAACTGGAAGACGTTGTATTGTTGCCACTTCATAGTTGAAACACTGCCAGAGTCTATCCAACCATCTGCTTCGGTGACAGGGGTGACACCTCTAATCTCAACGTTTTCAATTAGCTGGTACCTGGCCTGTAACTCATTTGCTAAAGACTCCAAGTCATTGTCTAGAAATGACTCAAAGAACTTATGTGGCTGAGTTGACTTGGAATGGCTTTGCATTGGTTGTGGCATGGCTTTTTCAGGTTGCATCGGTAAGACCCTTCTCTATTTAATAATTATATCACACAGGTGGAATTACCTGGGTGAAAAGTTAAACGGAGCAAACCCAAAAGGAGCAAAGTTAAACGGGGTAAACCCAAAAGCTCCAAAGGGGGTAAACCCAAAAGCTCCAAAGGGGGTAAAGCTAAATGGAGTAAAGCTGAATGGTGTAAACCCAAAAGGAGCAAAACTGAATGGAGTAAATCCAAAAGTGGTTATGCTTGAAGAGTTGTTTGAGTAAGATCCAGATCCGTTGGAGTTCTCTGCACGAACAGAATATGTTTGAGCAGAGCCACCCTCTTGGCTTACTGACACAGATGTTCCAGTTGTTGTTCCCGTCTTTCCATCAGAGGATGTCCAGCGATAAGTGGTTATTGAGGATCCACCATTGTTTGGTGCACTCCAGGATACTGAGTCTGTAGATGTTCCTGTTTGGTTTGTGCTTGATGAAGGAGTTGGAGTGCTAACGGATGGTGCTGCCATGGTTGCTGGAACTGTGGTTATTGTAATAGCCGTTGTAGCGGATGAGGAACCTGAGTCGCCAGATGCGTTAGAAGCTACAACTGTAAAAGTTGGAGTGCTGGAAGAACCCAGCCCTTCTACCGTTACTGGAGATGAAGATCCAGTCCCCGTTTGTCCAGTAGAGGCTGTAACTAAATAAGAAGTTGCAGCTGGTGAGTTAGCTGGAAGTGAAAATGAAACTGTGGCAGCTCCATCGTTGTATACTCGGCTTGTGCCGACATTGGAAGCTGTTACGCTTACTGGTGTTAGTGGCTCCAGGAAGTCATTCTGTGATGCTGACCTACCGCCTGCTTCTTTTTTTGCCATGTCTTTTCTCTTCTCCTAGTTATTAAGCTGTTAGGTCGCCGTAGACAACCCATGAGTCTGCAGACCTTTTAAGTATTGTAGCAGATGACCACTGAGTGCGTAACTTATTTCCAGGAGTAAAGTTTAGAGTTACTCCGCTTGCTGGGGAAATAGTTACCTGACCAGAGCCAGTCTGAAGAATATCCATTGAAGCTCCTACTGGCCAGGCCAAGGAGGCGTTCGTTGGGATAGTAAATGTAGTTGCACTACCAGAGTTTACCTCAACCAAGTTGTCCTTGTAGTCGATGGTGTCTAGAGTGTAACTAGCAGTCTTTTCTGAGAATACTGTCAGGGAAGGCACTGCTGCTACAGTTTGAGTTGTTCCGTCTGCAAATACCACAGAAGCAGCACTTACGACAGCAGCAGACAAATCTTTAACTGATAGGTCATCCAAGGATCCCTGGGCGAAGTTAATAGTTGTAGTTGGAACGTCAGTAACTCCCTTAAACAACTTCCAAGTATCAGAGGATGCATCTCTGGCAAAACCAGTTATTTGCTGAACTCCGTCATTGAATGTTGAGACAAAACCAAGGTCAACTGCATTTGTGACGTTTCCTTCTCCAAGTGCAATCAAAGGGTCAGTTGTTTCAAAATTTGCAGTATCGATTGTGGTTGTCGTTCCCGAAACAGTCAGATCTCCAGTAACAGTAAAGTCTCCAGTTATTGTCTGGCTTGCAGCCTCTGTAAGAACTAGCTTTGAGGTATCTGTAATTCCGTGCACCGAGGTAGTCTCGTCATTATGCGCTGTCAGAGCTAAAGCTGCAGTAGACTCTGCTGCATTCTGAGCTGTAGAAGCTGAGCCTGCTGCATCGTAGTTACCTGAAAGACCATCTGCATAACTCTCAGCATTTGTCTGTGCCGTACTCACGTCTGTGTTTGTGGCAAGCACCGAGGTGTCTGCAATACCGTGCACAGACGTAGTAGCGTCATTGTGAGACGTCAAAGCTGTTGAAGCTGTTAGCTCTGCAGCTGATTGTGCGTCATCTGCTTTGCTGCTTGCGTCTGTCGAAGAGGTCGCAATTGCATCAGATTCGGCTGTATCGGCGTAGGCCTGATATGCTGTAGTTATCGTTGTGCCTAGGTCGGTGATTGCTGCTTCTCTAGCCGTTGCCTCGGCAGCTACTGCCAAAGTGTACGCATCTAGGGTGTCTGAGCTATCTGCTGCGATGGCTAAGCCTCTGGCAGTTGTCTCCAGGTCTACAGCTTCTGAGATTGCATTGTCTCTGTTTATTACTTCATCTGCGATTTCAGAGTCAATATCTGCTCCCAGATCTGTTCTGGCAAGGGCTATACCTTCGTTAAGAGACGTTGTTGCGTCAATTACGCTTTGCTGGATGTCAGAGACAATCTGTGTTATGGTTGCTGCATAGTCTGAGTCATCGCCAAGTGCTGCTGCGAGCTCGTTTAGAGTGTCTAGTGCTCCAGGTGCACCACCAATAAGGTCACTGATCGCAGATTGAATTCTGGATGTTACTGTGTTTCCAGAAGTTCCGTCGATAGTTACGTCTCCAAGAAGCAAGTCTGCGGTCGCTGTGTAGCTTTGGTATGCCGAAGTAATAGCTGATTCACGGGCATCTGTGTAGGATGCTGCTGAAGTCTCTGCATCTGATTGGGCTAGATCTGCATAAGACTGCAAGGCAGTTTGCAAAGTAGAGACTTCTCCATCTGTATAAGAACCTGCAGCGGATATAGCTTCGGTCTTTGCGGTTGAGACTGCTAGACCGACGTTTGTGTAGAAGCTGGGGTCGTCATTTATAGCTGCTGCCAGCTCATTTAGAGTATTAAGAGTTTCTGGGGCTGCGTCAAGAATTGAGTCTATAGAACCGTAAGTGTACAGGTTCTCCCAATTGTTTGTTCCATCGCCCATTTTGAAACGGCCAGTGTCTGTCTCATAGCCGATCTCTCCGCCAGCTAAAACTGGGTTAATGCTGGTCCACTCTGCTGCGGTACCACGCCTCTGTTGCATCCTTGTTGCCATAGTCTATTCTCCTACTTTTAGGGTGTCACGTTTAAGCCTTTTACTATTATACCAACTTTTTTTTAGGCTAATTGAAGTTATCTGAAACTGAGCCACCGTCAAGTACTGAATCCCATGATGTGGTTGAAACTCCTCCGCCATCCACTGGTGCTCCCTGTGGACTGGTGGGGGATGCTGCATCTGTAAATCTTGAAACTATCAGCCCAGAACCGTCAATCGAAGTGTCGTGAATGTGTTGTGGGATATTCTGGGTATCTTCTACTGAGGCCATAGTTATCCAGGAGCCATCGTAAAAAACGTTTAGTCTCTGGGTAGCAGTGTCGAAGTAGTGGTCTCCATTAGTAGGGGAAACAGGAGCAATAGATTGTGCCTTAAAGCTAGAGTTTGCATTCTCTGTAAAATATTCCAAAGTTACAACATGGCTGCCCAATGTTGGAGATGCTGCGGTTATAGTTCCACCAATTACAGCGTCTCCAGATACCTGGATTCCATTTTTGACCTTAAAGTCTTTTTCGCTTAGCGCCATCTATTGCTTCCTCCTGCCTCTATTGTTGTGTGAAACTATACTACTAGTGTACCAACAACTGTAACATCTGTGCCGTTGTTAAGGGTTGTAACTAGTAGCTGAACTGTGTTCCCATCCATACCTGCAGAAAGAGTTGATAGAGAACCATTAGTTCCTACTACTCCGTACTCGGTAATGGAAATGTTGTTTGCTGTGTCCAAAGTTAAAAGAACCTTTGAAACTTCTGTGTGCACACCTGAAGCAGATTTTACTACAAATTCTGCTGTCCTGTAGGAAGTACCGCTAAAGGAATATCCTACGACTTGACTTGCGGTAGAGACTGTTTGAGTAGCAGCTACTTGAGTTGCAACTGAGTTAAGGTCTACCTCTGTAAAGTTAGGGACTACTGCTTCCAGAGCGGTAACCGCACGTGCACTTGAGAAGTACAAGTTTGTGGAACCTTCTACCAAATCGTCCGTGTCAGAATCTGCTACTCCGTTTTCTGCAACAAGAGTCAGAGAACCAAGAGCATCATCGTAAGTCACGGTAATGTTTTGGTGTGAACCAGCAGCAATGGAGGCTGCAACAGCATCCTGAGCTCTTTCATCAGTGAAATAGAAGTTTGAAGAACCTTCTTCTATAGCGTCTGTATCTAGGGCGTCAACAGCTGTAGTAATAGCTGTGTTACGACTGCTAACCTCTGTGGCAATTTCGGTGTCAGTGTAGCTATTTGCTTCTGACTCTGCTGTGTCGGCTTTAGCAGTTGCATCTGAAGCTGCGGTAGAGATCGCATCGGCTTCAGCGGTGTCTGCATAAGCTTGGTAGGCTGTAGTGATAAGACCTTCACGGGTGTCTGTGTAGTCCTTAGCTGTTACAAGACCTGCTGCAATGTCGTTAACTACTGTTGCTGAGAAGTTTTGGTCATCGGCAATAGCCTCTGCTAGTTCATTAAGAGTGTCTAGAAGCTCTGGGGCTCCTCCGACTAGAGCTGCGATTGCAGAGTCTGCATATGTGTTTGCATCAGCTTCTGCTGTATCTGTGTAGCTTTGGTATGCAGAAGTAATAGCTGATTCACGAGCGTCTGTGTAAGAGGCAGCAGAAGTCTCTGCATCTGACTGAGCTAGATCGGCATAAGACTGCAAGGAAGTTTCTAGAGTAGAAATTTCTCCGTCTGTGTAAGAAGCAGCTTCGGTTACAGCTTCACTCTTAGAGGTACCAACCTCTACATCGGTAGCAAATGCTGAGTCTAAGGTGATTGCAATTGATACGTCAGATGTTCCATCAAAAGATACAGAACCGACAGCATCTCCACTTACGGAGATAGTCCTCGGAGTCTCTAAAGCTGTTGAGGTATCAGAGTTTCCAGTTACGTCACCAGTAAGGCTTCCGACTATGTCTGCAGTTATTACTCCTGCTGAAAAGTCTGAGTTCTCGTCACGCTTCACTACAGTATTTGGAGTCGATGCTGATGTAGCTGTTCCCCCAATAGTGTTTACGATGAAGTCTATGCTGGCCTGAGCCTCTGTTAGTACGCTATAGCCATTAATGGTACCTGAGGCACCCTCAACGACTAAGCCAGCTTTTACCTTAAAATCTTTATTAACTGTTGCCATTTTTTTTTAATCTCCTAGTTAGGCCTTGAGACCCATGCGAGCAAATCGCACGGTCACTGGCTTGATTACTGAATCAGGGGTCACCGTCAATGCAACGGTATCTCCAGTTCTAGAAACATCGATGGTGCCCATATTCCCATCATTGTCTATTACTCCGTACTCTGTGACAGATATATCTGTGCCGTCTACCAGTATGGAAAGTTCTGTTGCGTAAAACTTATTGTCTCCGAATGAAGTCTTTGAGATTGAAACCAAGTACTTAACAAGTCTCCACTGACTAGCGTCAAAGCTGTCAATTACCGTGATGTTTTCAATACCAGCAATAGTGTTCTCGTTGTTTCCAGCGGTTCCCAGATCAGTTGCCTGGCCTGCTGCTGTGTCTATCAGGTCTTGATAGTCCGCCTGTTCTGGGCGGTCGCCAGTCTCGAACCTGGTCTTTACATAAGGGATTGATACTCTAGCCATGTATATATTATAGTGGGTATTTTTTAAAGTTTTTAAAGTATATAGTTGTTCAGACCCAGTATGGCAATTCCAATGGGAGCAGGGTGGCTGGGGCCGTAAGCCACTCCCAAATTGGTTATTCTCACCCGAAATGGGAGTCTTTCAGATACTAAAGCTGCTCTTTCGTTAGCGAAGGATTTTGAGTTTGAAAAATGTGCGGACTGGACCTTTTCGGTGTTATGGACAAGGTCTGTTATCTTCAGAGATGTTGACTCACCAGAAAGTAATGTGGCTTTAGGGAAGAACTTTGTCTGCATCTCAACTTTTTGAGTTTGCTTAAGAATAGCTGATGAAGCCATTATTTTGTTACATCCTCAAAGATTACTAAGCTGCCACTTGCAACTGTCCATACGTAGAGTGCTGGGTTGGACGTTAGCTGTATATCGAAGACATCTCCTGTTTCTAAAATTTCTGACTGAGAGGACAGAAGAGAAACCGTAAACTCTCCTGGGGCCTCTCCTAAGATTGCTGAGGGGTTCAAAGACATAACCAAGGTCCCAGCTCTTTTTATGTCCATCTTTATGTCCCAGTCGGGAATGTTTAAGGAAACCCTATTGTCGTCAGTTACGTATACCCGAAATGACGCCGTGTCACCACGGACAACCGTCCAAGATACTTTTGGTGGAGTGTTTCCTACTTCGTATGAGTTCGTTGATCCTCTTTGGGTTGCCATAGTAAAATTATACCATAATACTTTAAGATTACATCGCAAGGTTGATTTAGGACCATAATCCTGGTATAATGTTATCTTATGGACAAAAAAGCCATTGTTTCCCTTGGTCTCGTCGCAGGAATTTTGACTGGTGTTAGCCAGTGTAACGAAATTGAAACCCCACGAGCCTTTGCTAAAGAATTAGAAATCACACAAACACTTTCTGTCGGCAACAGAATGAACCTTATAGAAGTATTACCAGAATCTAGAAGTTTTTCCAGGCTAGAGGTTTCTATCAAAACAACCCAGCCCTGGCTTAGAGAAGATTTTCAGAAGATGGTCTTGTCTGACACAGATCTTATATCAGTTTTAGAGAACGCTGGATTTTCTGGTAAAGGGTTGCAGATGGCTTGGGCTGTAGTAAAGCTTGAATCAACAAACAGGCTCTATGCTCATAACCAAAACTCAAGTACTGGAGACAACTCTTACGGTCTTTTTCAGATCAACATGATTGGGAGCATGGGTCCAGCAAGACTTAAGCAACATGGTCTTAAAACTAATGAAGAACTCTTTAGCCCTGAAGTAAACTCTAGAGTTGCATATGTAATCTCTGACGGAGGCTCTTCCTGGAGTGCTTGGACTACTAGCGAAAAAGCTAAGGCTATGCTTAATCAGTTTCCTGGTTAGACTTACCCCATTTATGTAATGGGCATTCTGCTTCTGCAAGAGTAACCTTAACTTTCATAAAGCACTTACATTCGTCGCATTGTTTTGTTGGTAAAAGTTTTGGGCAGGCCTTGCAGATGCTGTATCTCTCTTGGGCAACAGACTTGTCTGCGTAAACTGTGTTGGGGTTTAAAAGATCCCAAGGTCTGGTGTCTCCTAGTTTTTCTTTGTACCTGTCCCACGCATTAGTCATCTATCTCGTACCCTGGCCCCTCATCATCACCTAAAAACGGAGGAAGAAACTCTCCATCTCGATACTTCCAACCTAAAGAAACTTGAGACTCATCTGTCTCTATGATTACGGGTCCTGAGCGCAAGCCAGCGATAACCGCTTTATTGTATGATTGCTCGTCGTCTACAGCAAAGACTGTTGAAACATCTTCTCCCACTACAAATGCAAAATATCTAATACCCATATACAGAGTATAACATATCTAGCAGGGGTTGGTCCAGCTTCGTACAGATGAGCTACAGTCACAGGCTGTGCACCTTATGGCTTGGACTTGGGTGCCGCCAGTGCAGGCACCACTCCAGGTAGCCCCACAGCCAGCCGTGCATTTGCATCTTACGGGCTCTGGTGGACGTGGAACTGGGACACAGTTTCTAGATGTTGATGAGGCTGGTTGGCAGCCAGAGTTAAAGATACAGACGCTGTACCAGGCGTTACCAGAGGCGCAACCTGAATCAGAGCCCGAGTAAGTATAGCTTCCATTGGTGCATGATGTACAGTTAGAGGGGACAGGCGGTGGGGGCGGTGGGGCATTTTGATCAGCACAGGCTTGAGAGGGTACTGATGATTCTTGCTGTCCTGAAAAGCAAACTGAGTATCCAGAGGAGGAGGTTCCATCGGAGTAATTATAGCGGTACGTTGTTACGTTCTGAGTTCCTACAATAGTTACATAATTGTTTCCCACACAGGTTTGTGAAATGATTCCTGTTGCAAGAACTGTACCACAGTTAGGACCAGTGTTTGTAGATACTAGGTAAGGTCCTGAGGGGGCGCTTGGGGCAGTATAGAGGTATACAGCAAACCCTATGGTGCTTTCGTAATCTACAAGAGTTCCAGAAGGCGTTGTTTGAGAGGCTAGTTTTCCGTTTTGACTTGAGGACCCACTAGTGCTTCCCTGAGTCCCAATTTCAAGTCCAGAATTCTGGATTGCTATGTGAGCTTGGGATACTGTCAATCCTATAATTGAAGGTACTGCGACCATACCTTTAGAGGATGCAAACTTTCCACCTATGCCTATCATCTTGCCTCCTAGGCAGTAAGGTCGCCCATCAGCATCCAGACGTCTGCTTCTTTTTTGACCAGAATAGCCTGAGAGATCTGTGATGCTGTTTTCCTATTATTGTTCTTGCTTAAGATTGTAGTTGTATTAGTCTCTATAGGGGAGAAGACAATGCTTCCAGTTCCAGTTTGGATAAAAGCAAATTGAGTTCCTATAGGGTATGAAACGGAAGCGTTGGTAGGAATAGAAACTCCAACTTGGGAAGAAGATGTCATCATAAATGTCTTACCTCCGTCCCCCAACGTCAAGGAGTAGTTTGAGGTTTTTTCTACAAGGTTTGCGTTGTCTCCATAAACTCTCCAAGTACCGTTGTGGTAATACTGAATGTTGTTTACCTGTTTTCCTGAAGTATCGGTTCTTAAGAAAGCTACTACACCATTGACGGGTGTGGGGATAGCTATGTCTCTTTCTGCTGGTCCCGAGAAATTGTTAACTCCAGCTTTGGACCCAACAACTTGGTCAAAGGATACGGAATTAGAAAACCTGTGGCTTCCTGACCAGCTATAGTCTTCTGAAGTGTTTGCAGAGCCAGCTACGGGGAACCACGTATCAGTTCCTTCGTCATATACATATGCAACTTTTCCTGCTGAGCTAACTGTTGACATTATGCAACCTCCTTGGCAATAGCCTGAATTATATAGTTTCCGTCAAAAGTTATAGTCTCTGTAGTTGAGTTAAACATTACATAGGAAATAACTGAGCCTTCTACTTGTCCATGCGTGTCTACCAACACTACATGAGGAGGGGTAGCTCCTCCAGAAAAGTAAACTTTTCCAACAGGTGTGGGAGCAGCAAAGTTTCCGTTTAGGACACGAGCTATCTGGATGTCTCCTGCGGTTGTTGAAGTGGACTGAAAGCCAAAAGAAAACTGGACTTCTATTTTTGTCATTCCGTTTGTAACGGGTAGCGTTGCAGCAAAAGGCACTCCATCTGCACCTTCTATATACCCAAAAATTGTCGAGACTCCGAATCCTGTGGCAGTCGTTGCGTCTAGACCTATGACGTCAGTACCCAAGCCCGAAAGGCTTTTTTCTGTATAGGATCCTGGAGCAGTGGCTGAGCCACCTTGTGAAGATACGGGCACGAACTCTACTCCTGTGTAGATGCTTAGCTCTGCTGGGCTAAGAGATGAATCTGCCCATAGCATTCCTGCTATTAAGTTTTCTGTTGGCTCTACAGGGTCATAGATGGCTGATAGCTGGGTATTTGAGAAAACTGCTGCAGTGGAATTTGACTTTACGAATACGAACCCGTCTTCAGGGGTTGGGGGCAGTGTAGGCCCAAAGTCTGAACCTATCCCTCTGCTAGCTTGTACCTGGACTTGCGTCTTAAGATTTTTTAAGTGACCAGCCAGAGAGTTTTCCAAAATTTCTGAGTTTTGAGTTGGGGTTGTTAAAGTCCCATAGTGAAAATACTTTAGGGCCTCTTGAATGTTTGCATCTTCTGACAACTCTGGAATCTGAGTGTTGTAAAGCTCTCCAGTTTCTTCAACTGGGTCATAGTTAGAATTTATGTTTTCAGACATTAGGTTGCTCGGCCTCCAATAGTTATGAATGTGTGTACGTAGTATTCACCGTTAAGAGGCTGCCAGCCATTTGTTGGATGTAACTCTTGAGCTACCAGGGAAAGAGGCAAGTGACTACTACCTAATGGAACTGTAACTCCACTGAATTCATATGTGGCAGTAATGTCAGAAACCGTAAGGCCTGAGGCCACGGGGTTTGAACAAAGAATATTGTGCTGAATACTAAAGTCTAAGGCTTCAATGTCTCCAAGTATATCAATAGAAAAGAATGTCGCTAAGGGGAACAGAATTGTCGGAATCTGTATCCCATTAAGTTCGTAGACCGCTTGACCGCTTACAAAAGTTATTAGTGGGTTGTACAAGGCTGTATTAGGAACAATCCTAATCGTCCTTTGCCAGGAGGCTACTCCATTTACAGATGTATACTGATACAGGAAAAGGTATTCTGTGTCTGCTGGCTTTAGGTTTATGTAGAGATCATTAATGGCAGCAACAAACCCTAGCTCTGTGTTTGGGTCGTCTGGTTTCCCGTCTCCAGTAAAGATAAAGCTTCCCCGTTTTCCCTGTGTGCCAATGTCCACATTAACTGTCAAAGAGGATGGTCCTCCAAGTACTGTTAGGTCGTTGGTGGCAAGGACTACGTCGACCACTAGACTGCTCCTGTTACCTGGTCAGTTACTGAAAGTGTTCCTGTAAGAAGTGTGTAGGTAAAGTCGTAGTCCGATACTCCTACTTTTGAAATCTCTATGTCATACACGTACTGAGATAGGGCATTAAGGAGGTTACCAGAGCTGGGTAGGATTGCACATGAAATATAGGTTCTGTCTATTGAAATTTCTGCAAAAGCTTCAATTTGGCTAGCAGCTCCTGAAGAACCTCGGGAGGGAGCAATCGTAAACTTTGCCCCTGCAGCTAAGTCATAACCATCTAGTGGAAATACTGCTCCTGAAGAGTCTTTGGGGTATATTCTAAATTCAAAGGTGTCACCTTTGTAGTAAGCTATGTTATAGGTTCCTGGAAATGCCATAGCTATTATTATAGCATGTTAAGATACAAAAATAGTGACACTTTCAAGTGAGGCCATAGCGCTCATATCAGTTAGCATTTCTGGGATTGCTCCTGACACTCGATCAGACTCGTTTTCAATTACGAAGTCCTGAGTTACGTCAAAACTGTAAGTGTGAACATATTTTGTAGTGCCCACCAAGGTAAGGACTTGCTTCTTTGTTTGTGGGAAATAAGATCTCAATAGGATTTCGGTATTGGGGCTTAAGGTTGTGACTGAAAGCTTGTAGGTCACAGAAACTCTTGCCCCTATTTTTAAACCTTTGAAGTTAAGTCTTCTTGAGCCTGGAGAATAAAGTCCTGCAGAGCCTAGTGGCAAAAAGTTATTAAACTCTACGGTATTCGATGTTTTAAAGGATAAGTCTACCCAGCCGTCAGTCCCTCTTGTTGCTCCAGTAATAACCTCTTCTATTTTTTTAGGAGAATACCTAGCCCACCCTATACCCTGGCCCGAAGAGGGGAGATGACCAGGTGCATCTTTTCCTGGATTTCCTTCTTTGCCTTTAGGTCCAGTTTTTCCATCTTTTCCTGGAAGGCCTATGGGCCCTTGGCTTCCTATATTTCCTGTGTCACCTTTTGGACCTACTGGACCTGGAACGGGAAGGTAGGTGACAACAGAAGGCTCTAAGGTGTTAGCCTGAGCTACTTGATCGACATACCTTGTCTTTTTTGAGGAAGGAAAATCCATCTCTTTAGATATCATAGATATATTATCTCAGACTATTCAAGATATCCTTAGGGTGTTCTACTCTATAGCTGAAAGTCTTGAAGCTATTTGGTCTAAAGCTGTAGCAATTGTTGTAGGCTGAGGTTCCATCCAGTCTGAAGGCTCTGAAGGAACGTAGGGAGAGGCAACGGATCCGATTGGCCCCGTAAGGCCAACCTCTCCCTGAATACCTTGAGCTCCTGTTGCACCACGAGGTCCTAAGACTCCTGGAAACGGCACTATTTTAATTTTTGGCATTTATGCTTTCCTTTATATTAGGTCATATCTATATACTGTATACCTGGAGCAGCCGTAATGGCAATTACTCCTGGAGTCACACAGTCATACTCTAGGTCAGAGTAGGCAGCAACGTGTGATAGACCGCCGTAGACGGGGCTTGAGGCAGCTACACCAGCAACGTTTACGACGTTTAACTTGGCAGCACCCGATGGCCCTGCTACCGTAGATGTTGCTCCTACGGAACCTTGTAATCCCTGTTCACCCTGTACACCTTGTGGGCCCTTAACGGTACTGTCAGCGCCTCTAGGACCCTCGACGGTGCTATCTAATCCTGCTTCTCCCTGTGGTCCTTGTGGGCCTTGTTGTCCTGGCATAGGGACAATCTTGAATTTTGACATTACGAGAGGGGAATCTGGGGCAGAAGAGCCTGGAAGTGGAATAATCTTTATTTTTGCAACCATTAGAGAGCGCTTCCCGTCACATCTCCGATTACAGAGATTGTTCCTATGACAGGAGTCCAAACTGTAGTTTCGTCAATGGTTATCTGTAGGTCAAAAGGTAGCTCTGCAACAATCTTATTATAACCAGTTCCCCAGAGGGCTGTAACAGCTGCCGAGGCACTAATCTCTATAAATCCTTCTCCAGCAACGACGTCTAGCTCATCAATGGCGTCACCTTTGTAGTCATAAGCAGACGCTTGGTAGGTCCAGCCAGTCATGTCGTAAAAAGTTACTTCATCATTTTGATAAAACTCAATCCTCAGGGGAGAGGTATCTCCTCTAACAATGTTCCATTTAAGAATAGCAGGGTTAGCGCCAAGCATTTCAGGAGAGCAAAGTGAAGTCATAGTAGTTATATTATAACATGCTTAAATAAAAATCAAGAGGTAA